ATAGCAGAAGGATCAGAAGCAGTGATCAGATTCTTGCCCGATAAGGATACAAACAATACATTTTTCTGGACTGAAAGAAACATGATCAAACTACCTTTCGCGGGTATCAAAGGTCAGACCGATTCTAGACCAGTTACAGTGCAAGTACCTTGCATGGAGATGTATGGCAAGACTTGTCCAGTACTAACAGAAGTTAGACCATGGTTCAAAGACAAGAGCATGGAAGACATGGGCAGAAAATATTGGAAAAAGAAGAGTTACATTTTCCAAGGTTTTGTAACAACAAATCCATTAGCAGAGGACTCAACTCCTGAGAATCCAATAAGAAGATTTATAATTGGACCTCAGATCTTCAACATTATCAGAGGAGCATTGATGGATCCAGAGATGGAAGAAATGCCAACTGATTACGTGAAAGGTGTGGACTTCAGGATCACTAAAACAACAAAAGGTGGTTATGCTGACTACTCAACATCAAAATGGTCAAGAAGAGAACGTGCATTAGACGAGGCAGAGAGAGCCGCAATCGAAACACATGGTTTACACAACCTAGGTGACTTCAGACCAAAAGAGCCAACTGAAGCAGAGGTTAAGATAATCGCAGAACTATTTGCGAAATCTGTGGAAGGTGAGGCTTATGATCTTGAGCAGTATGGACAGTACTTCAGACCAGCGGGCGTGGCTTACCAAGGTAAACCACAGGTAGCAGTACCAACAGCATCGGCTCCAGCGGCAACACCAGTAACAGAAGCGGCACCAGTAACTGCGGCACCTGTAACTGCAACTGCACCAGCACCACAACCCGAGGCGGCTCCGGCAACGGCGGCTCCGGCGGGCGACAGTGCCAAGAGAGCGGAAGACATCTTGAAATTGATTAGATCAAGACAAGCAAAATAATCTGACATTTACCAAGGCCTTGATATTGACTATTGGGGCCTTGTGTAGTAAAATTATATTATGAAAAAGAAAATACAAAAGGCTGTTGAATGGATATTGTACAAACAGATACCGGCATGGATGCTGATTGTGGCAATAATCCTTTGGATAGTCTTATAAGGGAAATAAAATGACAAAAGTATTTGACGCAACAAAATTTAGAAAAAGTATCACAAAATCAATACAAGGGTTAGGCATAGGATTCAGTGATCCTACAGATTGGATCTCAACAGGAAATTACGCATTAAACTATTTGATGACCAGTGATTTCAACAAAGGTATTCCACTAGGAAAAGTAACTGTACTTGCAGGTGAATCAGGAGCAGGCAAAAGTTACATAGCATCAGGAAACATAATCAAGAACGCACAAGAGCAAGGCATCTTCGTTATATTGATCGATACAGAGAATGCACTAGATGAGAAATGGTTACAGGCACTGAAAGTTGACACATCAGAAGACAAACTTTTAAAATTAAGCATGTCGATGGTTGATGATGTTGCGAAGACTGTTTCAGAGTTCATGAAAGGTTACAAAGAGCAACACGCAGACAACAAAGAAGGTGCACCTAAAGTACTGTTCGTCATAGACAGCCTGGGCATGATGCTTACGCCAACAGACGTAAACCAATTTGAAGCAGGTGACATGAAAGGTGACCTGGGTAGAAAACCCAAGGCATTGACGGCACTAGTGAGAAACTGTGTGAACATGTTTGGTAGTTGGAATGTTGGACTTATAGCAACCAACCACACATACGCATCACAAGATATGTTTGATCCAGATGACAAGATATCAGGCGGACAAGGATTCATCTATGCAAGTTCTATCGTTGTTGCAATGAAGAAATTGAAATTAAAAGAAGACGAAGCAGGCAATAAAGTTTCAGATGTTAGAGGTATAAGAGCCGCTTGTAAAGTTATGAAGACCAGATATGCCAAACCATTTGAAGGTGTACAAGTCAAGATCCCGTATGAAACAGGCATGAATCCATACAGTGGGTTGGTTGATCTTTTCGAGAAGAAAGGCCTATTGGTTCAGACAGGAAACAGATTGAAATACATTGACAAAGCAGGTAAAGAACACATAGACTTCAGGAAAGCATGGGTTGGTGATAAATTAGATATGATAATGGCAGAGTTCGAAGAAGAGGTACCCACCGAAATGGAGGATACCGATGCCCCTATCGAAGTAGAAACAAAAACAAAAGCAAAAAGTAAAAAAGAAGAGTAATGATAGACTTTACACACGAGGACATCGAAAGGTTATGGAACTCCATAACACACTACGTTCCAGAGAGACAGAAACTGGACTGTGCCATAGATTTCATCAAAAGCCTAGAGGACATTGGTGTAGAGCATGATGTACTCAAAGGATCTGCAGAGCTCGATCCAAAACTAGAAGAAGCCGTTGCTACTGTGTTCGAGGAAGACGAAGAGTCAGACGGATACGGCGAAGATGATTAATTGGTACAACGAAGTCAGCAGGAACCTAGACAAGATACCAGACTGTGTAGCATACTTTGACAAGGAATTACTAGAAGCCAAAAAGCAGTGCAAGATATACGGTAACCTAGAAAGAGCCAGTGCATCATTACCTGGAATAGTTGAAGAAAGATTCAGTCAACTACAACAACTAGAAGCAATACTAGAATACCTAAACATAGAATTACGAAGGTTAAGATCAAAGACCTTTAGAAAATACTTAGAAAATTACAACAGAGCACTATCAAGCAGAGACGCAGAGAAGTATGTGGACGGCGAAGATGATGTAGTTGACATGGACAAGATCATTAATGATTTTGCATTAATACGTAATCAATGGTTAGGCATCACTAAAGGACTTGATCAGAAGCAATGGCAGATCACAAACATTGTAAAACTGAGAGTAGCAGGTATGGAAGATGCAGACATCAAATAGAATAATACTCACAGATGTAGACGGCGTACTGTTGGAATGGGAACACCATTTCACTAAATGGATGTTACAACGCACACAGTTTGACGAGCGTGGTGCGAGATATCATCCTCACAGATTACTTCCAGACAAACAGAACACATACGAAATGGCCGAACGTTTTGGAGTCACAAAAGACGAGATAAGGAAACTGATTAGAGAATTCAACAGGAGTGCTTGGATGGGCACACAGAGGCCTATGTTGGAATCACAGACATGGGTTAAGTTACTATGTGCGGAAGGTTGGACATTCATTCCTATAACATCTCAGACATCAGACATACCAGCACAACAATTACGTAAAAAAAGAATGGGAGAACTTTTTGGAGATCATGTATTCACAAATTACCATATTCTCGGCACAGGTGCTGACAAAGACGGTGCATTAGCGGAGTTTCATGATACCGGACTATATTGGGTCGAGGACAAGCCAAAGAACGCACTAGCCGGGCTCAAATACGGTTTAAAGCCTATATTAATAGACCACCCATACAATCAAGACTTCAAACATCCGGATATAATACGTGTAAGTAATTGGCAAGACATACACAAATTACTATCAGGAAGAAAATGAAAATCTACGTAGGCCACGACAGCAGAGAAGACATAGCATATCAGGTTTGCGAACATTCAATCAAACGTAGAGATCCATCAGCAGAAGTTATCCCCTTAAAACAAAAACAGATGCGAGACCAAGGACTCTACACCAGACCAGTGGACAAGTTGGCATCGACGGAGTTCACGTTCACTAGATTCTTTGTGCCTTACATGAATGACTTCAAAGGATGGGCGGTATTTTGTGATTGTGATTTCCTTTGGAAGATTCCAAGTCACGAACTTGTGAAATACTGTGACAACAGTAAAGCAGTTGTGGTCGTGCAACACGATTACACGCCAACCGAGTCAACAAAGATGGATGGACAGGTTCAAACATCCTATCCAAGAAAAAATTGGTCAAGTATGGTGTTATGGAACTGCGAGCATCCTAAAAACAAAATACTGACTCCAGAACTGCTTAATGAAGAGTCTCCAAAATTCCTGCACAGGTTCAGTTGGTTAGATGATAACGAAATTGGATCTATGCCTGCAGAGTACAACTGGCTGGTGGGTTGGTATAAAGAACCCAAAGACGGTGTCCCGAAAATACTGCACTACACAGAAGGTGGACCGTGGTTTGATGGCTATCGTGATTGTGAATACGGTGATGATTGGAAGAAAGAATTAATAAATCTTTTCAGTTCTTAATATCAAAAATAAATCTTATCTATTTGATCGACATTACTTTTCTTTTCGACGACTTCGTTGTTGTTAAATCCTAACTGGTACATGTACTCGTCCATGTCATTCTCACTGGGCATCTCAGGAAATTTTTCATCCTTGTATACGTTTACTTCTTGTATTACATACTTGGCACGTGTGAATATATCTGGTGCACCTTGCATTATCATTATTTCAGCACCTTGAACATCTTGTTTGATCAGATCAAACTGGGCATCCTTACCAACCAATTGATCCAATGTTTGCATCTGCCTTATCTCGTAGTCCTTGAAAATACCAAACACCGTTGACCCTTTTGTATAGGTGACTTTCTTCTTGCTTCCTTTGTCGATCTCGCGGAGGTACATTTTGATGTCTCTATTACTATCACCAAGCACCGCGATGTGACAGTTGTCCGCTATCTCTTTGAGATGCTTTTCATATTTTGCTCCTGCTTCCACACAGGTGTATTCTGCACCAGGCCAAATTGCTTTGACACTCTTTGTCCAGAATCCTATGTTTGCTCCTATGTCTAGAACTTTGTTTGGTGAGAAATACTTCTCCGTTTTTAGTTTACTAAGATATTCGTACATCATGCTTTGTAATAAACAATGTCAGGCCACGTTTTCATCAACACTTTGAACCCTAAAGACGTCAGATGATCTTTGATGTCCTTTTTACTGCTTCCGTATTTCTCACTGTTTCCGTTCAATTCTACCATTAGGTATTCAACGTTGTCTAATGTTTTCCCTGCTCCTTTGAGTACTTCCATCTCTAACCCTTCAACATCTATCTTTATAAAATCAACACCTGATAGTTCCAACTTATCCAACATGTTAATTTTTGTTTCTCCTTCTTCTAATAACACCCTAGTATTTTGGGTTGCACTATCTTCTGTCAACTTAACAAATCCATCTTGGTTTCCTATTGCTTGATTGTACACTCTGACGTGGCTGTGCGGACCTACGTTTCTCGCAAGACATTCGAAGTGTACTTTGTTTGGTTCATAACAATGTATGTTTTTTGCAAACCGTTGCATAGACAATGACCAAGTGCCGCACCATGCTCCTACATCAACTATGAGATTGAATTGCTTATTCTGTATTTTGCACCATTCCATCAACTTATTAAGACAGGTGTCCTGCATGTATGGATGTCCTTCCTCACGCCATTTTTGTATCTGAGCGTCCATTGATGGCACCCATAGTCCGCCGCTTAATTTTTCAATATTCACAATATCCCCTTGTCCATTAGTATTTCAATTGCTGTACCGTTTTCGATCTCCTCTGGTGTGAACTGCTGGTAGGCCAGGCTGTACAGCCATGGTTCAGGTCCCCCGTAGTAAGGATTCTCTATGTCTGACAGTTCAACGTTTCCCACATCCACTGCAAAACTTTTATCATCACAGAAAACTGGTATGCCCTCGCACATGGCCTCAACAGCCGCTATACTGCAACTTGTAACGACACACCATGCTTCTTTAAGATCCTCGGATAGGGGTACCGTTGCCTCACTTGGTCCCGATGTACCCCTGCCCCTAGGCTTGTGTCGAAGTCGGATTGGTCTGTCTGTGTATCTCTTGATCTGTTCTATTGTTTCTGTTGTCCAGTTGGGTCTGTCTAAATAATTGTGTATGCCTGTGCTACTAGGACAAACTAAAATATACTTGCCGGCAAAGTTTGGTGCTTTTATCTTCATCCCAAACTTTTCAAATCTGTCTGCTTTACAGTTTTTCAAGTAAGGAACGTGTATTGCATTTTTACAAATACGCCAGTAGTGATTGTCTGGTTTAAGATTGCTGTTGTCAAATCTTCCAAAGTATGGTGTGTCCGTAAACCAGTAGTTGTGATTACGTGCTTCCAACTTCTTGACCATTTCCCTGTTGTTGCCAACGAATCCCCAGAACATGCTGTTGCTGACTGGATCTGTTTCTACAGCATTGTCTAACTTTGTTATCTGGTCTGGCCACGACTTCTCTACACCGTTGAACACTTCCCATGCTTTGCTGTTCTTATTACTAAATGGTGCGTAGATTGTTAGCATCTATAAATTCCATTAGTTGGGTTGCCCATTGTTTGTGTCCTTCTGCAGATGGGTGTGGGTCGTTTGGACTCACTATCAAATTCTTGTCCATAACAAATTCTAAATGACTGACTGTTGGACTGAAGAATCTATCCATGTTTATTGCGTTCCTAATGACTTCAAAATCTGCTGTACCATTGCCAAAGTCGTTGGGTAAAGAATTGTACATCACATAAGGTATTCGCTTACGTTCAAAATAATTTTGTAAGTCAAAAACATTTTCTAAAAAATTCATTGCTAAATTATTTTCGATATCCCACCCCTTGTTACTTTGAATAAAACTAACATTGTCTAATGTCTTCCAGGTACGCCAAGTGAGATCTGTGCCTGGTATGCGACCTTTCTTCCATCCGTCATCTGTAACATAGTCATTCCTGATCGCACTGGACCATCCTATCACAGCGAACACATCCTTGTCCTTATTCTGTTCTAACCACACCTTTGACGAGAAACTTACTCTTGTATTCCCCCTGCCTCCCATTGCTATGTTAGAGAGTTGCATGCCATACTTTTCAGCAATCAACTTGCTGGTAAAAGTTTCCACACCGTCCTTGGGTCTGGGGGTAAGGAAACTGCAACCGTTTGAGAATAATATCATAATAGTGTATTATAACATAATTATTAATTAAATGTTGGCCAAAAACATAAACTCGCTGAAGTATTTCCTCAACCGTTGGGAGACCGTGGACCCGGAATACAATTACACTGTGCCCTACCATGACTCCATAGATCCACACTTTACCAGTTTACCAACTTTCGTGGCGGAGTTCCATAACTGTAAAGTGCATACTTGCCCACTGTTATTGACCAGAGAAAATAAACTGATCACGGAACACGTGTGGAAACTTACACACAAGAGTAGACACAAACCACACAAGAGCCACAAACTGTGGACAGAATGGGATGACCACGTGGATTTAGATCTACCACCCGCTACCGAATTTTTCCATGAGAGAGATACTTACGTATGGTTGCCTGTGGACGACGAGAGCAAATATAACCCATGGCACATCTGGATTGATGTCCTATCAAAATTTAGATTACTAGAGAAAAGATGGTCAACAAACTTTGCTAGATACTGCTTTGTGCTGGCCAACCATAGTCCGTATCTTGAAAAAGTATGTAAAGAACTTTTCCCTAATGTCAAAATGTTAGTAATGAAAAAAGACGAGACCTGGCACTTCAAACATCTCATAGTGCCAAGTATGAGTAATGTCAGAGATGGCATAACAACTCCAGCACTTGCCCCATGGTTGCGACATTTCAAGGGGTTAACCAACATCGAGGGAGTAAAACCTCACAGGAAAATAGTGGTGCTGAGGCCGGGGGCCAAGACTAGAAGGATGTTGAACTCAGACGAGTTGTTGTTGAAACTGAAAGGATGGGAGACAGTCACACTTGAAAATCTAAGTATAAAGGATCAAATAAAAACATTCGCGGAGGCATCTCACGTGCTGGCGGCACACGGGGCGGGCATGGTCAATCTGTTATGGTGTCAGCCTGGGACCAAGGTTATAGAGATCCAAGACAGGAACATGCTACACAAGAAAGTTTATCCATTACTATCGCACAATCTAAACCTAGAACACAAACTTTATCTTGCAGATGTTGTGGAGATACCGCGTGAGAAGGGAAACAAATTGCAAGGTGTGAAAAGATTCAGCGACATGATCAACTTCAAGATAAACATTCCTGAGATTATGGAGCACCTAGAATGATAGCAGGAATACACACAACCAAGCCACGGACACAACGCTACGTAGATGCTTTCATCAGTGGCTCGGGCAGAGGGAAGATATATCAATTCCGAGATCTAAAAGAGCTACCCAGAGAAGAGTTGACCATGTATGGAATACTAGCAGGGTCTGGTGAGGTTTACAAATGGTGTGAGAAAGAAAACAGAAACTTCTATTTCATGGACCATGGGTATTTCACCAATGCACATGATCATCCGCACTGGTTACGCATAACCAAGAACAAGCACTGTCAAAACATTTTGCAACAAAGATCGACAGACAGATATGAGAAACATTTCAAACAAGAGATCAAACCATGGAACAAAGGTAAGAAAATTTTAGTTTTGCCGCCAACGAACGCCATAGCAAACTTCTTTGATGCTACAGATTGGTTGGACGACACTCTTAGGATAATAAAACAAAACACAGATAGAGAAATTGATGTGAGAGAAAAACCCTACAACCCAACAATCCAAATTGATCACGTGGGTGCTACTGTGAAAGTAGATAAACCTACTGTACACAAGGGTGCTATCAATTGGCAAGATTACCATGCAACAGTGACCTACAACTCAAACACCATGGTGGCGAGCCTGGCCAATGGCGTACCTGTATTCTGTGATCCAGACAACAGTGCGGCGGCACCCATATCACAAACAGATTTCAGCAAGATAGAAACACCTAAATACGGAGACAGGATTGCATTATTCAGCAGTCTAGCATATAATAATTGGACACTACAAGAAATGGCAAACGGCACAGCGTGGAGGATGTTGAATGAAAGTTGAAATATTTAGGAGGACAGTAAAGGATCGTAAACGTGGTAACAGTTACGAGTTGCTCTACCATCTCAAGGAAGGTATAGAGACCGCGGGTGACGAAGCCGTGATTGTACACGAAAATAGAACTGGTCCGACCGTGGAAGGAGAAATGACACCCACTGCACCAATGGCGGCCATGTTTGGGTACGGCGGTGACAAACAAATGCACCACACCAAAGGCAGACGTAGAGAACTTGCAGATAACTGTAGGGCAAAAAAAATTCCATTGATAACATTTGATGGAGGACTACTATCTAGTTTTGGTAATGTATCAACGTCACCAGATCATCATTTTAGAGTAGCATTGTACACACCAATGAACGACGGTGAGTTCCTTTCTGATAACAGTCCTAGTGATCGTTGGGAAATGATGGTGAAAAAATTCAAAGTTAAGTATGAACCATGGCGTAAGTCAGATCAAAATGATCCTATAATATTTGTCCTGCAACCCAAGGACAACTGGAGCATGAACGAGCTGGATCCAATTGAATGGTTCAATAAGGTTTATGAAAAACTTAGACCTGCGACAGACAGGAAATTCATAGTTCGACCACACCCAAATCATGTGGCATCCATTGTCGCACGGAAAGAAGAACTGCCCGAAGATGTGGAACTACAGTACACACAGCAACATTTCGCTGGAGATGAGAAGAAGTTCTATAGGTTTCATTTCCAGGAAGCGATTGCAAATGCACACGCTGTTGTGACACATAATTCAACGGCCAGCGTTGACAGTTGCATTAGAGGAATACCAACATTCTGCACATCAGATCTAGCACTGTGTTGGGACGTGTGTAACAAGGATCTCAACGATATAGAAACACCAAAGACACCTGATAGGACCCAGTGGGTAAATGATTTGGGTTATAAGTTGTGGAGCATACAAGAGATCAGAGACGGGACTGTGTATAAAAGATTCAAATCAAAACTAGGACTGTAATGTGTGGCATATACGGTATAACAGAACACAATCCTAAATTCATAGAAAAATACATAGAGACATGTAAACACAGAGGGCCTGATGGTTCTCACATCTGGGCCACAGACAAAGTCACACTAGGACACAATCTATTAAGCATAATGTCAGACCCGAAGCAATCACAACAACCATGGACTACACCAAAAGGGAATAGGCTTGTGTACAACGGTGAGATATTCAACTACCACGAATTGAAAGAAAAACATCACAAGTTTGTAGACACATCGGGGTGTGACACAGAACTACTTGCATGGGGATTAGATAAACACGGATTGGACTTTATAGACGAACTAGATTCTATGCACGGATTTGCATACTACAACAAGGAAAAAAACACAATTATCTTGAGCAGAGATCATGCCGGTATAAAACCATTGTACTATGCAGAGATCAATGAAGGATTAATTTTTGGTTCAGAGATAAAAGGTATGCTAGACAAAGTGCCTGGGTCTCGCACACTGAATAAACTTGCAGTGAGTTTCCAAAGTCGTACTGGCATCAACCCTCTAAGGCAAACATTGTTTAGTGGGATCAAAAAATTGCTACCCGGCGAAACTATTGTATACGATATAGAAAATAAAAAAATTGCGAACACCAAAAGAATTTACATAAGACCAAACAGCAACAGTACATTCAAGGAAAAAGAATTTAGAGAGCAACTGCACAAAGCAGTCAAAAGATGTTCGATAGGACAAAGAAAAATAGGTGTGTTCCTGAGTGGCGGACTCGATTCCAGCGTGGTAGCACACGAACTAATGAAGGCACACGGCAAGGTTAATTCTTTTACGAACAGGATAAGTCCAACAGTCGAAGCCGACGAGGACTACAACAGTGATGCAGAAGCGGCCAAGGTATTGGCAAATAAGGAAGGATATAATCACACGGAAGTGAACATCACTCCTGAGACATTCGTTGATGCATGGGATGATTCTATTTACTTCATGGAACTTCCTAGCAACAATCCTAGTATGTCCATGTACTGTCACACCAATAAGGTGTTGGCACAAAACGATATTGTCGTAACAATGGCAGGGGATATGGGAGATGAGATACTGTGTGGTTATCCTAAGTATGAAAAAATGTTTAGAGAAGTCAAGCCTAGCAGTTGGAATGATCTTCTTAAACTTTGGATGAACAGAATGAAAAGACCACTAAAACTCACAGTAGATATTTTATCTGACGAAACAATGCTAGAGGAGTTAGCAAACTGTTACTCAGAAGAATTGTGGAATCCGGAGGACCCCGTTGCATCGTACATGGCTTTGGACTGTGTTACCCAAGTACCGGAGGAGTTCTTTAGTAGAAATGACAAATACGGAATGGCCTACAGTATGGAAGGCAGGTTCCCGTTGGCCTCAAAAAATTTTATGCAATATTGTCTAGACATACCTACTTCTCAGAAACTTGGTAAAGGAAAAAACGACACAAAACTATTAACAAAACTGGCCTACAAAAATATATTGCCAAGCGAAATAATACACAAAGAAAAGACAGGATGGACAGTCCCTGTTGGTTATTGGCTTGTAAATAAAATAGACAGCAGACTAGAAAATTTCTACAAATCGAGTATGGGATCGGAAACACTTGATTCCGTAAAAGCAAGTCAGAAAGTTGGCAAAACTCTAATACCCGCTTGGGTATTAAAAGAGTGGAGGACCAAATATCATATTAAATAAAAATATCATGGGAAAAAAACTTTCAGTTGTGACAACATTTCCACCCAACAGGTGGACAGCATATGCCAAGCGGATGCTTGAAAGTCATGTTAAATTCTGGCCTGAGGATGTTATTCTACATGCTTATCACGAAGGCAACAAACCAGACTTTGATCATCCTAAAGTAAAATTTATTAACATCGAGGATGCAAATCCAGAACTGGTAAAGTTTAAGGCAAGACACAAGGACGACCCTGTCGCCAACGGAGAAGTAAATGAGATACCGGGTGGTGTACGCAGAGATCCCAATGCAGGCAAAAATGATAGAGGCAAAGGCTCTTACCTATGGGACGCTGTTAGATTTGCACACAAGACCTTTGCAGTGGACCACGCAATCAAAACAATCGATACAGATTATGTACTGTGGTTAGATGCTGACACCTACACATTTAGACAAGTCACCGCGGAGTTTGTTACTGGACTCTTGCCGGAAGACAAACTTGTAAACTTCCTGGGCCGAGGCGAAAAATATCCCGAGTGTGGTTGGGTCTGTTACAACAGGAAGCATCCAAAAATCACAGAGTTTATGGAGTATTGGACAAAGTTATACATCGATGACTCGATATTCAAGGAACTGGAATGGCATGACAGTTATCTTTTCTGGCAGTGTGTCAATCGTATAGCACCCAACGACGGGGTAGACATAGGCAAAGGTGCTGGAGTAAAGGGACACCATGTGTTCATTAATAGTGTGTTGGGATCATACATTGACCACATGAAAGGCAAAAGAAAAGTCAAAGGAAGAAGCAGTAAAAGTGATCTGCGTTGGGATAGGAACGAAGACTACTGGAAGAACGTTGAGAACTATGATCCGTTCGGTGGTGTAAAATTTGACCCAAAACAGGCAGATGATATTATAAGCAAGACTGACAAGGGAAAGCAAGGCAACTGATGAGGATCGAGGCATGGCCTATGCACGGGCCTCTTAACAGCAAAAATATCTTTGCAAAATTTATTGGGTCTATGCAGAAGACAGGAGATGACGTTCACATCAACAAAGAGACAAACGGCGATGTTGCAGTGATATGGAGTGTGCTGTGGCAAGGGAGGATGCAAAGTTACAAATCAATATGGGAAAGATACAGGACACAAGGCAAGCCAGTCATTGTGATAGAAGTAGGTGGACTGCGTAGAAACCTCAGTTTCAAAATAGGAATCAACGGAATCAACAGAGATGCTGATTTTGCCAACCAAGAGTTCGATGGCAAGCGGTGGCCATTGTTCACACATGAACTACGACCATGGAACCCCACAGGTGACTTAATAGTGATATGCGGCCAACACGACACGTCGGAGCAATGGAAAGGGTTACCAAAGATGTCAAACTGGATCGAACATCAGATAAGAGAAATACGGAAGTACACCACAAGGCCGATCTTGGTCAGGCCTCATCCTCGTAACACGATTACATTTGATGAGAACAAATTTAACAATGTGAAGGTGAGATTGCCCAAAAGAGATTTTAGGACATACGACGACACAGACTTCAAGGCTACACTAGAAAGGACATGGGCTGTGGTTAACCATTCCAGCAATCCTGCCATGGAAGCAGTGATGAAAGGCATACCAGTGTTCGTGTCAGAATCTAGCCTGTGCCATGATGTGGGAAACATCAAGTTAGCAGACATCAACACACCGGCCATGCCCAACAGACTGACCTGGGCCAACAAACTTGCATACACAGAGTGGTTCGAGGATGAGATAGAACAAGGATTACCATGGGCGAGAATCAGGGCAAGGCTACAGGAGAAATATATATAATGCAAACTATAAGCATCGGCAAAAAAGAAATTGAGCCTATCATATGGAAAAAATATGAGGGAGAGGATGTAATTGTAAACACCACAATTAGACAAGGCAAACGAATACAAGACATCAGATTCTTCGAAGACAGAGTCAGGGCAGTACCTCGAGGCAACGCCTACTGCATAGGTAACGGTCCTTCACGTAAGGATTTTGATCTAACGAAACTAAAGGCCACAGGACAGACATATGGTTGTAATGCATTATACAGGGACTTCATGCCAGACTTCATATTCTCTGTAGATACAAAGATGTCGATGCAGATGGTGGAAGACGAAGTAGGATTGAAGACTGTACACTATGCTCCTTCACTGGAAGTCAACAGGAAACAGAGCAAGGGCATGATAAACCTCATACCAAACAATCCACACTGGATATCAGGCAATGCCGCTTTCTGGACCGCCGGTGTGCATGGACACAAGAACATATACCTCATAGGCTTTGACTTCAGGGAGTACGGCAAGGGTGAACTAAACAACATATATCAGGACACAGAAAATTACGGAGAACGTAATGACGACAAGATATTCGAAGGTTGGTTGAAGCAATTCCGAGATATGTTAAAGATGAGACCATATGTAAACTACACAGTGGTGCATGACAATCCACCGAAGTATCTTGACCATCTACAGACAGGCTCTGACCTAGGAAACAGTAAAGTGATTAGTTACGCTGAATTTGAGAAGGTGTTAACATCTCGACAGGCCTAGACCAGCAAGTTTAAACTTATTTTTCCAAGCAAAGAAGTTTGCATTGTGGTTTGCATAAGGATCTTTGACCCAAGTCATCTGATATAGGTGTACCATTTCGTGTGCTAGAGTTTCTATGAAGTCTTTCCACGTGGGGAACTTACAGTGTATTTCTATGTAATGTTCTAAATCTATATGATAAGGAATTATTTTTTGGTTGAATCTGCCTTTGGGTGTCTTCCTGTTGTCCCAATTGACCACACATCTGCCCCAGTCCTTGTGCAGTTTTTTTACATGCAATGGCACCATTGGTAATCTGCTGTTGAATAATGCCTTGTTGATGTATCTAAACCACTGATATGCCTGCTGTTCTGTTGGTCTAAATCCAACTACATTTTTATACCTAGTCGCAGTATTCTCCAACTTGACTTTAAGTTGCTTCCTTACATTTACCGCTTTATTCTTTACCTTTTTCATGGTTGACTATATTACCAAGTATGCTATAATATACTAATAATTATCAATATTACCAGGTTTAAAAATGCACACAGATTTGCCAAAAACAATTAACGAAGCACTCAAAATACTAGCATATAATGATTATTTTTGGACAGATCCCCTATCGACGCAGAAAACACAGATCAAACCACATCCTAAAGATTACGACACTGTGCGATCACTGGCAGAATCACAATACGCCTGGACTGAGAAGCAGGCTAGACTGGCACTTGTAATCTTGAAAAGATACCTTACCAAGTTCCAGGCCCATGGTATGGATATCAAGAAGTTGTTGGACAAGCCTGAGTATGAGGATGACTTCCGTGTGATCAGTTTTGACAAAGTTATAGAAAAATACACGGACGATGACAACATTGACAGAATAGAGATGAGATTCCCTTACAACAAGAAGGTAATACAACTGATACGTTGCATGAAAGACAAACGTGACCTTCCTGGCATGTACGCATTGTACGATGGCGAGAAAAAGAAATGGACATTTCAACACAGTGACGTAACTGCTTACTATCTGACTTTGATAGCAGTGCGATATGATTTTAAATTCACAGACGACAGTCTACTCAATGACTATGAAGAAATTAAAAAAGAAGTGTTAGGTCATCGACAGCCAACAGCAAGATTAATAGCAGGAGAAGTTGTGCTAGATGACGCTCCCGAGTCATTGCAAGAATACTGGGATCAAAATTTGAAAACTAAGACAGCATTAGAACAAGTGGATTCATTAAAAAATTTTAACATATCAACCAAGGGAATTAATGTCGAAGCACAAACGTCAATAGGTCACAAGATAGCACACAACAACTATCACAAGTTGTGGATTGACTCAAAAGGATTTTCAAAACGAGATGTTGTCAAAGGATTGATGGAGTTGAATTGTTTTCCGGTAATGATGCCAGTGAGTGGTGACATACACATGGAGGAGGATGTAAAAGAATGCTGGGAATGGTTGAACGCCTTCAAAGCATACGGAGTGGATATTTTAAATGATTGTTCGTGGGGTTTCGATATCAAGGAGCCCATGTATAAAAAAGACATCGATGAGTTTAAAAATGAAAAACATTGGTTAGTTGATAACCAAAAACCTAGGGAATTCTTTGAGAACTTGTATGAGTTACATCAAATGAGTAAACAATTCAAACTTATTAGTGATAATACCAAAATAATATTCGTACGTAATAGGATACCAAGAGCATTGATCAAAAGTAAAATCAAACCAAAGGCATCACTGGTTGCATTGGGCGGTGGTTATTACGCCACAGGCACAGACAATCTGAAAAGAATGCTTGAAAATCTTCCAAAAAAGTTGTATTATAATGATCACCAACCGAGTAGTTGGGATTGGCATGATCATATTATAGTAAAACTTTAGAATGAGCAGTTGTAAATTAGTAATAAAAGATGAAGTGAACGTGAAGTTCGAGAACCTGAGCCTCGAATGGCGTAAGAGATTATCTAACAAATTCAAATACGAGATACCATATGCAAGACATCTACCAGCGGTAAAACTGGGCAGATGGGACGGCAAGGTCAGTTTCTTTGGTTTAGGTGGCACGACCTATCTGAACCTAGTTGATCAGATACTTCCCATACTAGACGAGGGCGGAGTGTACATAGATGTTGAGGACAAAAGAGAGCAACACAACTTTGAATTCAAAGCAGTAGATAAGAACTATCTGTCACACATAACATGGCCCGAGAATCATCCAGCGGCGGGACAGCCAATTGAATTGAGAGACTATCAAGTGGAGACAATCAACAAATTCATAGAACATCCACAGAGCATACAAGAGATCGCCACCGGAGCAGGTAAGACCATAATCACAGCGGCATTATGCCAATTGGTGGAACCGTATGGAAGGACACTGACAATAGTTCCAAACAAGAGCCTTGTTACACAGACTGAAGAGGACTTCCTTGCTTGTAACTTAGATACGGGTGTGTACTATGGTGACAGGAAAGAACTGGGTAGGTTCAACACAATAGCCACCTGGCAATCGCTAAATGTACTAGAAAAGAAAAGCAAGGACGAACACACAACAGATTTCCTAGAAGCAATACAAGGAATCAACACAGTGATAATTGACGAGGTGCACATGGCAAAGGCCGACGTGCTGAAGAGATTACTGACAG